ACGGCGGCTTGGATGGCGCGGGCATCCTCTCTGTAGTCGCCGTTGCTTTTCCTCTGGTGGTGTTCAAGCATGAAGGGTCGGCCTTGTAAAATTAATACAGTCGACTTCCGGAGGACACTAACACCAGTAGCGCGCGCGGTTTTACTCGCAGCCGGTTCCGGGGATCTCTCGCAAGGCTGGAACGAGATTTTGTCCGTTTACCAGCATTTGCATACCCTCGGATATCGACCCGGTATGCGGCCGGAAAATATCTCATTAGTGAGAAAATAGGTTATTCAGGCACCCACAGCCCTTTTTACATTGCTTTTTCCGTCCTTCGACCCTCTCGACCGCTTTCAAACACCCCTCAGAACGCGCTAGGAATCGATTTCAGCGTGGCTACGTTTTTTCGTGATGCTCTCCCTGTGCTCGCCTGTTTTGTTGCCTGCGGTCGTTTAAACGCGTCTGCTGGTTTGGATTTGAGCCAGGCAGCATCTGGCGCACCTTTCCGAATAACCCTACTTCCAACATTGCGTATAATATCCATTATGTAAAATCGTGATTTGTTATAAATCAACGTGTTACAGCGTTATGCCTATTTATTGTGCATTATGTGGTCAATTGTTGCAGTGCAGTATGCTTTCTGGTGACTCCGGCAGCCTGGAAGGACGTCGTCCCAAATGCGTTTTTTTTCAATCGCGCCGCCGTCGTTTGGCGGTTCAGCAGCACAACCAAATGGCCGCGTCCCCATCACGCAATTGCATGAAATAAATGAAATGAATCAACGGCTTGCGTTTTTATCCTCTCATTTTTTTGCCTGAAAAATTTGAATGTGTGTAAGCGCCCGCTAACATTTCGAGGGGGGGGAGGGGGGGTCTGGCTCGCGCAGAATATTGTTGATACCCCCTCCCCACAAAAAAAGAGCAAAAAGAGAAAAAGAGGTTATATTGCCTCTGCAAAATGAAAAGGGCGAAATGGACAATCCACCGGTGATAGACGGTAGACCCAAGCGGTATCGAGCGCCGAAGGTGCTGCCGAAAACGGACTACCAGCGTTTGAATGAGCTGAAGCAGATGCTGCTGGACAGCAGTGGCCGGCGCGTGGTGCAGAAGGTGGTAGACATTGCGATGGACGACGCGCATCCGAGCCAGATGGCCGCGCTGAAGCTGTGTATGGAGCGCACGCTACCGGTCAGCTTGTTTGAGAAGGACAAGGGACACCGCGGCGCGGTGACGATAAACATAACCGGTATCGGCGAGGTGACCGCGAGCGCGGTCATAGACGCGACGCCGGAACCGGAAGACGTAGACGCAGAGGATGACAATGGATCTAAGTAAATTTGAAGGATTATCATCCGACAATACAAAACTGTCTGCTGATTTCAAGCCGCTAAACTTTGACGCTTTGATGAATGCCGGGGCGTTTAGAGTTACTCATATAGGACAAGACGAAAAATACAATCTTGACCCTATGGCTGGATTTTCCTTAGTTTCTGCCTACAACGATGCTGTTGGCAAACAAACACAGGGTTGGCCTAACAATCCACAAGCGTACAGTGTTGTAAGAGAAATGTTTACCCAAAGACCTGAAGATATAACTGCCCACAAATATTTACAGATAATTGAATCAGCAAGGCAACTTGGATTATCAAACTCAGAAATATTTTTAAGTCCAAAAAAGGAAGAAATTGTAAATCCGCTATACAAAGACCCCTTCTACACACCTGATTACTCAATAGAATAAATGGCCGATCTGAACTTCAGTCTGTTGCCTTGGCAGCAAGAGGTCTTCAAGGACGCGACGCGGTTCAAGGTGATTGCGGCCGGCCGGCGCTGCGGCAAGTCACGCCTGGCGGCAACGACGTTGCTGATAGAGGCACTGCGCTGCCCGCAAGGATCAGCGGTTCTGTATGTGAGCCCGACTATGGGGCAGTCCAGGCAGATCATCTGGGATCTGCTGCTAGATCTGGGGCGGGAGGTGATTCAGTCCAGCCATGTGAACAATCTTGATATCACGCTCATCAACGGCGCGCGCATCTACGTCAGGGGCGCCGACCGTCCGGACACGCTGCGCGGGGTCAGCCTGACGTATGCGGTTCTGGATGAAGTGGCAGATATCAAGCCGGAGGCGTGGGAGCAGGTAATCCGGGCATCCTTATCGGACAAGAAAGGCCGAGCCATCTTCATCGGGACACCCCGCGGCCGCAATTGGTTCTACGATCTGTTCAATCTTGGAAAGAACGAGACTGATTCTGATTGGAAGAGCTGGCACTTCACGACAAAAGACAACCCGATGATTGACCCAGACGAGATCGAGAGCGCGAAGAAGACGCTCTCGAGCTTCAGTTTCAAGCAGGAATACATGGCGAGCTTCGACACCGCTGGCAGCGACGTGTTTAAAGAGGAGTGGCTGAAATATGGCGAAGAACCAGAAGTCGGCAGCTATTACATCGCGTGCGACCTTGCCGGGTTTGAAGAAGTTGCCAAGCAAGCGGCGAACTCGCGCAAGCGGCTTGACGAAACAGCCATCGCGGTGGTCAAGGTTGTGGATGATGGTAAGTGGTGGGTTAAAAAGATTGAGCATGGCCGTTGGGATATCAAAGAGACGGCCTCCAACATCCTGACAGCGATACGGGACTATCGTCCTCTGGCAGTAGGAATCGAGCGCGGGGCGTTAAAAAACGCTGTTTTGCCGTATTTGAGTGACTTAATGCGGAAAAACAATGTATATTCCCATATTATTGACCTGACACATGGCAATCGCAAAAAGGCCGACCGGATCATTTGGGCGCTACAAGGCCGTTTCGAGCATGGGCGGGTTATCCTCAATAGTGCCGAGGATTTTGATGAATTTGTGGATCAGTTGTTGATGTTTCCCGCGCAGGGCGTGCATGACGACCTGCCCGACGCGCTATCTTATATAGACCAGTTGGCGATAACGTCGTATTTTGAAGATCAGGAAGACACCTGGTTGCCTATCGACGTAGTGTCGGGAGTCTAAATATGGCGTTTGAAAAAGACAGCGAAATCGGCGACGAGAATGAAGTCGTCGGCGAGTATGAATACCAGCAACCGACCGAGCAGGACCGCGCGCTGACGTCATTTGTAATCGACCACTGCGACCGCTGGCGCACCTACCGCGACACGAACTTTCTGGCTTTGTGGGAAGAATACGAGCGCATGTTCCGCGGCCAATGGGCGGCACAGGACAAAATGCGCGATTCCGAACGCAGCCGCATTGTGACGCCGGCCGCGCAGCAGGCCGTAGAAACTCGGCACGCGGAGATCATGGAAGCGATCTTCGGCCAGGGCGACTTCTTCGACATCAAGGATGATCTGCGGGATGTGAACAACAACCCGCTGGACGTGGAGCTGTTGAAAGCGCAGCTCATGGAAGATTTCAAAGTCGATAAAATTAGAAAATCAATCGACCAGATCGAGCTGATGGCCGAGATTTACGGCACCGGCATTGGTGAGATCGCGGTGGTGACGGAGAAGGTGTTTGTGCCGGCCACGCAACCGATACCGGGGCAGATGGGGCAGGCGGCGATTGGGGTGCAGGAGAAGGAGCGCATCGGCGTCAGGATCATGCCGGTGAATCCAAAGAATTTCCTTTTTGACCCGAACGGCACCAGCATTGATGACTGCATGGGTGTGGCGGTAGAGAAGTATATTTCCATCCACAAGATCGTCAAGGGGCAGGAAGAGGGCATCTACCGCAAGGTGGAGCTGGGCACGGACTCGGAAGACACCAAGCTAGAGCCGACGCAGGAGATCACGCAGTATCAAGATGGCAAGGTGCGCCTGCTGACCTACTACGGTTTGGTGCCGCGCGAGATGCTGACGAACGACGACGACGAGGATGTCGTCGACCTGTTTCCGGACAGTTCAGCGCAGGATGAGTATTCCGATTTGGTGGAAGCGATCGTTGTTATTGCCAACGAGAGCGTGCTGTTGAAAGCCGAAGAAAGCCCGTACATGATGAAGGATCGTCCGGTAATCAGTTACCAGGACGACACCGTGCCTAACCGCCTGCTTGGGCGCGGCACGGTTGAAAAAGCCTACAACATGCAGAAGGCCATCGACGCGCAGGTGCGTAGCCATCTGGACTCACTGGCGCTGACGACCAGCCCGATGATTGCGATGGATGCCACGCGGCTACCGCGCGGGGCGAAGTTTGAAGTGAAGCCCGGCAAAGCGATTCTGACCAATGGCGCGCCGAGCGAGATCCTGTATCCGTTCAAATTCGGCAATACTGACGGCACCAATCTGACGACGGCCAAGGCGTTTGAAACGATGCTGTTGCAGGCGACCGGCACGCTGGATTCGCAGGGCATGGTCAGCCAGGGCAACCGCGATGGCGCCGGCATGTCGATGGCGGTGGCGACCATCATCAAGAAATACAAGCGCACGCTGGTAAACTTTCAGGAAGACTTCCTGATCCCGTTTATCTACAAAGCGGCGTATCGGTATATGCAGTTTGATCCCGAACGGTATCCGTCTGTGGATATGAAGTTTATCCCGACGGCGACCTTGGGCATCATCGCGCGCGAATACGAGCAGCAACAATTTATCGGTCTGTTGCAGACATTGGGGCCGGATACGCCAGTTCTGCCAATAATCCTGAAGGGCATTTTGGGCAATTCCAGCCTGTCGAACCGCTACGAGCTGATTGCCAAACTGGATGAAATGTCGCAACCGAACCCGGAAGCGCAGCAGGCACAGCAAATCCAGCAGCAGCTGGCTATGCAGGCAGCGCAGGCACAGATTGCAGTAAATACCACGCAAGCAGAGCAAAACCGTGCAGAGGCGCAGAAGTTGGTTACAGAAACGCAATTGATGCCGAAGGAAGCGGAAGCAAAAATCTTGGCATCTGTAACCAAGAATCTACCGAACGAAGACGACGCCAACAGCCGCGAATTCGACAAGCGGGTGAAGATTGCGGAACTGATGCTGAAGGAAGCCGACATTAAGAACAAGAGCAAGATTGTAGAACTTCAAATGTCGAATGCTAAGGATAATGTTGCGGAAATGGAAAACGAGTTTCTGACTAAACTTTCTGGAGCGCTGAGATAATGGATATCGATAAAATGTTCAGCGACGGTAATATCGATGGCATAGCGGATAATGTGTTTGGTGTAGTCAACAATTCGGTGTCTGAAGTCAAAGAAATGCAGCGAAAAAAGGTTGCAGAGAATGTGCAGCTGGTTGTTGAGGCGTTAAAGAAGATCGAGTCAGACATACGCGAACGGTTTGATTCCGTAGGCAACGCGATTGAGAAGCGCGTGATAACGATCAAAGACGGTCGAGATGGCGCCAATGGGAGTGACGGCAAGCCGGGCAAGGATGGCAAGGCTGGCCGCGATGGTGCGCCGGGCGTCAAGGGCGCGGACGGGCGCAACGGCACCGATGGCATAGACGGAACCGACGGCGTGTCGGTAACGAACGCGCACATCGACTTTGACGGTAGCCTGGTGATCTCGCTATCGTCCGGTATTGAGGTAAACGTCGGCGAAGTCGTGGCGCCAGAACTGGCCGAGCAGATCAGGATTGTTTCCAGTGGCGGTGGCACATCTCAGTATGTGCTGGATACCCTGGCGTCTTTGCAGACGCAGATTAATAATCTGATACCGTCGCAAACGGGCAACAGCGGCAAGTTCCTGACCACTGACGGGACGAATACATCGTGGGCAACCGTATCCGGCAGCGGCACTGTTACGTCTGTCGCGGTGTCAGGCGGCACAACCGGACTGACAACCTCGGGCGGGCCGATCACTAGCGCGGGCACGATTACGTTTGCTGGCACGCTGGCGGTCGCTAACGGCGGCACGGGCGTAGTCACCAGCACCGGCACGGGCAATGTTGTTCTCAGCACTTCCCCGACGCTTGTAACTCCGGCGCTCGGTACACCTTCAGCTTTGGTGGGCACGAATATCACCGGAACGGCATCCGGGCTCACGGCCGGTAATGTCACCACTAATGCCAACCTGACGGGCGATGTTACCTCAGTGGGCAACGCCACGACCTTGACTAACGCACCGGTAAT